CATAAATCCAGTAGCACCAACCGCCGCATTTTCAGTAGAGACCGCAGACCACAGGTCGACAATCTTGGCCCAGTCCATAGCGCCTCCATCGGTGCCGCATTCAACAGCACCAATGCCGGAGGTGTTTAAAATTCCACGGGGCTCAGGGGCTACGCCCGAGCCTGTGATACCAACACGATCAAGCTCAAGCGCCAGAGCCAAGGCCAGCTGCATACGGGCAAAACCCTCAGCAGACAGCGAGCTCTGCAAGAGGAATTTTCGGGAAAGCTCAGTTCGTGCACCAACTGTTTTTGGCGTCAGGGCAACCTGGCCAAAGGTTGCTGCCGATTCAGCAGGATCCAGATTTTCATCGACCCAATAAGCCGCATAGCCTGTGAGGAGTTTTGGCAGGGCGATATCACCAACAAGACCGGTGAGGGTAGTAATGCCCATCTGGGACAGCAGCATAAGGTTTTGCAGCTGATCGATAAAAGAGCCGGAGAGAAGATCAGTGGCAATAAGATTACCACCGGTTGCCGCATCACCTGCAACCTGGCCACGGGACAACACTTCCATTGGCACCATGATCCCACGGGCATCTTTTTTCAGCTTTGAGGAAACGGCCTCGGATGCCTCAAACTCAAACTTTGCAGCTTCTTGCGCGTTTCTGTTTTCTGGATTAGACAGAGCGCGGATCGCACGGAGAAAAGAGAACTGCTCAACTTCTTTTTTATCCAGGCCGATATTAGAGTCCAGCGTATCAACCGGCTTCATCCCATTTTTTTTGAGATGCTCAAGAGCATAAGCCCGCATCTGGTCGATGGATTTTCCGTCCTGGATGAACTCAACAGCCTTTTCGCCAAGATCAAATTCTTTTCCGATCGAATCGATCTCACGGATGCGGGTTACTTCTGCCTGCCTGGTGTCAGTCTCAATCTTTTTTACGTCCACCTCAGGCACTTCAACTGTTTTTACTTCTTCTTCTTTTGGCATGATTTTACCCTTTTCGGTGTTTGCTTGTTGTTCTGCGGATCGACCGACACCAACGGTTTTATCTGCAGGTACGCTTACAAAAGAAACCTCGAAAGGCTCCCACTCAGTGACACGGTAGGTGTCTATATCATCGTTTTCTTCAGTCAGTTTCATTGCATGAATCATGTAGCCCACAGAGATGTTTTTGCGGATTCCATCAAGCACGTCCTGAAAATATTCTTCGCCCAGGGGGCCTTTACTAAAACGCACAGTACAACGACCGACTCCATCGCTATCGACACGGGCATCGGTAATAACACCGATCTGCTGGCGGTGGTCGTGCTGGGCAAGAACCGGGGCGGCTTCTGATGAAAGAAAGTCCATCACCACTTCACCCTTGCTGTGGCCAAGTACCTCTATGCCCCAATACCGCTCGTAGGGGTCTTCAGAAGAAAAAGCCACCTGAACCGTCCGGGCCTCTTCATCGATTGTTTTTTTATCAACCTGTACCTGGCGATACTGCTTTTCAGACTGCAGGCTTTTGATCTGTGCTGCTGTTTGTTTCATTTTCTATTCCCTCAAATACTGGAAGTTTTAACCCAAGGTCGCGGGCTCTATCACGGGCACGAGCGTTGGCTTCAAGCACCTCGTCGAGATCCCGGCCTGTTTCTGCCACCACGTCATAGAGCGACTCAAAGGAGTTAGAGACAGAACGCTCTTTTGCCTTAATTTCCTTATCAGGATCAACCCAGCCCCAGCCGCGCGGTTGCCAGTTCACCTCAGCCCACTTTTCTTTTGCGCTCATGGGTAAATTTAGCGCACCAGAGGCAATAGCCATAGGCAACCATGCCTGAAAAATTTCTTCGTAAAATTGTTCTACAAACATTTTTTGGATCACCCGCCAGCCATCACGATCACTCATCTCACCAGAGCGGATTGAGGAATAGGAGACACCTTCCAAGTTGTTGGAAAGGGCCACATACGAAACGTTAAAGCCTGAGGCAACACCACGGAGAATAGACTTTGAAAAATCACCAAAAGAGGAGTTTGGGTGTTGAGGATCCCAGGAGACAAAATCATAGCCATCGGGAAGAACCTCAAAGGTGCCAGGTTCGGCAGCCGTGGCAAAGTCCTTGCTCTTTTCTATGGGGTTGCCCTCATCGTCGACCAGGTCATCACCAAATTCACCACCCTCAGTTGTTTTATAAAAACCCATCTTAGAGGCAGCAATACGAGCGGCCACAAGTTCTGCCTCTTCATAGGCTCCAAGCTGGCGGAGACGACGCATACCGGAAACCACAAAGGGCTCGCCACGGCTCTGATCAGGTCGTGTCTTTTGGAAAATGTGAAGGATATTTTTAGCATCAACACGCTCTGACAGAGCGCCTTGATAATGGTTAAGGGTATTGCCTGGATGCGATACAAGCAGGTGGTAGGCAACAGGTCGACCGTAAGAATTTTTCTCCACGCCCATGGTGATCACATTGCCGTTGGGCAGGGTGTCGTTTTTCATCAGATCCAGCTGGTCTGCTTCAATCACCTTAATCACAAAACCAAAGCTATTATCCCAACCAGGAAGAAGCTGAACAAGCACCTCACCATCGATAGCCCAACGCTCAACCACCTGACAGGCAGTGGCCCACAGCGACATAGTGCCACAGACGGAGGCTGTGCCTCTTTTGCCCCAACGCTTCCAGGCTTTTTCTACTTTTTTGATAGAATCAAGATCAGGAGACTTGCCGTCTGACTTGCGATAGCCAGCCTGCAGGCGGACACCCTCGTGGCCAATGACATTGGTTTTCAGCATATTGACAAAGCGCCGAAAATAATCGTCGTTACGATGGAGCTCACGGGACCTGCCACGGAGGATGCGCAGGGCAGAGTACAGCTCGACATCTGCTGTGGTCTCAGGGAATCGCCAGTCTTTTGACAGTCGATCGTAAGCAGCTGCAGCGTAGGCTTTTTGCTGTCTTCTTCTAAAACTGCGCTGGCCTACTCGTTTCTTACCGTGGGCCTCAACCACTCCAGAGAGTGCGCCCAGGGTGCTATGTATTTTTTGCTTAATCCCCATTAGAATTCCACCCGTACTGTGGCAAATGGGTTTGCACCGGCAGACATTAACCGTGCTCTGGCCCGGGCGGAACGTCTTTTATAAAGACGAGCGAGGAGCTCAAGCTGATCAAGATGAGAGATGTGTTCGATTCGGCTGCCATCGATGTCCATGACAAGCTGGGAAGATGAGGCACGACCGGCAAGCGAGCCTTCAACCGCTGCAATCGCGCGATCCAGCCACGGCCTGGCGTCATGTTTTTCCTGTGCAGAATAATCAATCTCAATGCTGAGAAGGCCTCTACCTACTGTTTTTCTCTCAGTGCCTGACGTGGCGTAACCCTGATAGCTGTAGTTTCCAGGCTGCCAAGCAGTTGTGGTGGCGCTAGTAAAAGAAAAGAGGTGGCCGTCTGATTCAACATCAGGCACAGACTCTATTTCGATTTTTGTAAGCGGGCTGACCAAAACATACTTAAGGGCCCAGGCAGGAGAGGGATAATCCAAGAGAGAATCAACCCACTGGACACTGTCACCTGCAACTATATTTCTTGGAATTTCCATTTTGCCCCTATCAGATTCTTTAAAATACAATCCTTGCTTGATAGGATGAAGCCTACTCGACGTTTTTCAGGTAAAGTGTATCTGGGGTGTAAAAGGATGTAAAAGGGGCGTAAAAGGACGTAAAAGGCGCTTGACAGGGGTAAATAAAAAACCTCCGCAGGACGATCCCACGGAGGCAACAATAATAATGCAATAAGACTTTTTACTTTGTGTGATATTTATTTATGATATTTTTATTAAATTGATAGCCGCTTTATTTTATCGGCGCATATTTTCTCCCTTATATTGAATTATCGTGCTACCAGCCACAGCGCTAAACAATCACTGCTTAACTCTCTCAAATACAGCCTGGTCTAACCGAGCCAGACCCATAACGACCGGCTTGATCTCATCAGGCTGCTGGTTGTATGACATTAAATTAAGCCTGGCATTTTCGCCCCGAGACACAAGAACGAGATTATCAGGATCTATGTTTTTGTTATCCCCATCCTTAAAGCGCAAACAATTACCATCAGGAACGGGCCCATGATCACGCTCCCAATTAACGATATGTTTATGCCTGTACCAACCGGAGGGATTATCGTTCCATGGATTTCGTTCAGCAACTTTTACAATGATGTAACCGTCTTTCTTACAGACCCTCTCATGGCCAATAGGTTTATAATTCGTTGGTCGACTGCCTTTTTGAAACGATCCACTGTTAGCTTTCATAAAACCTTTTGTTCCTGCATTAAAAGGGACGTTGCCACTTTCGTAACGTCCAGATCGTCCTGAACAGATTCCATGATTTTTTATAAATGCCACCAGCTGAGAGAGTTTTATCTCGAGTTTAAATTCTTTATTAAGCGCCTCGAGGCATTTTCTTCTTGGCAGGTTTTTATACTGCTCTCTCACAAACTGAGCCTGTTCAGGAGTAAGCAGCAGCAGACGCTCATCTTTTCTAAACCCGGGTTTTCGACCGCAAAGGAACCTATGGTTTTTCAACACAGCTTTAATAGCGGACCAGTTTTTGTCAGTGCTAAATTTTAAGTTAAAGGCATCAGTAAGCGGTCTCACTCGCATCTCCAAAAAACCCTCCTGGAGGAAAGTGAGCATTTTTTCATTATAAACCTGACGAGGCATTATTTCCCCACCAACATTGTAGGCATATCTCCTGATGTTTTATTCCACTCCCAGGCTGCTTTTTGTGCATCCAGAACCACCTTCGCATTTCCTACAATATCTTTTGCAATTCCAGACACGGCCTTAGACCGCTCTATTTCCCTGTGTAATTTATCACCGGACAAATCCTCATCACCAAGTCTTTCTATCTGCAAAAAAAGGTGATTATTTAAATCAGATAATTTGTTTTTCATTTTCTCTCCTACAGCGTTTATGGTGCTTGTCTTCTTCCCCCAGTGTTGCGAATGTCTTCTCGTAAAGCTATGAAATGAAAGCATTCAGGGATGGACTGGATCATTATCAACTATAGAAACACCTTCGCATTTCCTACAATATCTTTTGCAATAATCTCTTATTGTGCGACACGTCTGACAAGGACGCGTGCTGAATTGGTGGCTGTCACCTTCAAGCAGCTTTTGAACAACATCAATAACCTCGTTTTCCACTTTAACGTAAAGTTCTGTTCCTACGTCCAAGGTGACGTTTGGAGTAGTTTTGACAATACTTAACCTTCCAGTTTTATTGTTTTTCTTTACTGTCGCTATCTTTTTAAATGTTTTCATAATCCTCTCCTAATTTTCTTCAAACACTTCGTTTCCCCACACATCCCATCCAGGCCGCACCCTACGTGCAAATAATTCCATTCTCGGCCCATCGCTTTGAGCTTCCATGATGTCCTGGAATATCTCAGGCTTTTTGCTGTGCCTCATCGGTCGCGTTACTTCCCACCATGTTGTGTCGAGTCTCTTTTTCCCTACGGGCATCTTCCCTCTCCTACCGAGAAGGCAAAACTCTGTAGTTGGGCAATACAACCCACCTTGACCCGTTCCCTTCGGTTTTTTACACCATGTCAGGGTTTGGCAGTATTTAAAGCCCCACGCCTTCAGCACTTCAAATGCTACGGGTAAATATTTCTGAGTTGTCCATAGGTATAGGTCGCAATTGTCTGCAGCAATCGCACCCATATTCAGCGCTTTAATTTCGTCTACTGACATAGTGTTGTAAGGCATTACACTGTCTCGAGGAGCGTAGTTTGATCCACGAGGGGCAACGCTTGCCTTTCCCCACTTCCCGTACTTCCAAGGAGGGTCAGCAACAATAGTTTTATATCCACCGTTCGGTGCAACAGGCCACTCAGTTTCAGCGTTTATCGTTTCAATATCTTGCTCCATTTTCGCCCACCTCAGAAGTTGATACTGCCGTGTAATCGTGCATCGTGCCTGACGATTATTTATTTCCCGTATTCTGCTACAACCTTTCCACTTTCATCAAAATATTTAACATCCCATGTTGGATGACAATTCTGTTTTCCTTTTCCAAATTTCATCTGGTTAGCAAAAACCACATCGAGATTTCCAGAGGAATTCATACCGGCGATTGTCCCGATATCGCCACCCATCTCAACCATCATTCCAATACGGACAAAATCCATACCTCTACAACGCTTCATATCTTCAACGAATTGTTTCTGTTTCTTGGTCATAACTTATCTCCTTGTAGTGCCGTGGTATCAGTTTTTATTCTGACAACCTTTTTCTATAATATCCAACCTGCAACAAGCCTCTTTCGCCAGGTCATCCTTATCCTTATTGTTTAAAACTGGCATCGGGATAAACAAGATTCCTGCCTTCCTAAACTCATCAACCACAACTAAGGCTTTTCTCATATTTGCGGGGCTGGCTTTATTCATCGCGCCACCTGTGGGTTGTTTGGCAATTGCATCCAGTGTGTAACCTCGCCTTCAATTGACATAAATGACCACTCATCACAATTGTCAAAAAGCTCGTACCAACCTTCTGGGTAATAGTAACAGTCCTTTAATTCTGAATAGTGGCAATCACACTCGTGCTCACAATTACACTCACGTGTATAGCTCTCAAAATGTTGCGCCATTACTCGCCGCGAACGACCGGCTCGGTTTTTATAGAAAGCGATTACCTTTCTTCCGTGTTTTGGAAGATCGTCAGTAGATTCTATTTTTACCCATGTCACACTTTTTAAATACAAAGTTTCAAGGTAATGTAGGGCTGTAGAAGGCATTCCCTCGTTACACATCGGCCACGCAATATATTTATATATTCCTTCCATATCGTTATCGTTTCTCGGTACAATACATGTATTCAAAACCTGCTCCTTTTCCGCCGTTCCTAGAAGTTGATACTACTTCAATATCGAGCACCACCCTCGACACGTTTAGATACTGATGTATCTGTTTGATATATCATTAGCAACCGCCATATCAATAGTGACTGACAAGAGCTGGCGACTTTTGAGCCTGGGGCTTCCCGCTCGCAAGCTCGGGGGTAAGCTCAACAACTAAAAAACAAGCGCTGGCGCTTTGTTTTTTATGTTTCGCTAAAAGACTTTTCCGTAATCCCAACAACCTCATAAAGCTGATCCACTATTTTTCCGCTCTCTTCATATGCAGAGGAATTCATACCGGCGATTGTCCCGATATCGCCACCCATCTCAACCATAATTTTTATTTTTTTTCTCTCATAAAATTTGACTCCTTTTACATCTACTGTGAGATCTGTTCAATCGAGCTGTCTTGGTTTCCAACTTGTAAGGATTGCTTACAAGTTGGGTCTGCGCGTTTCTTGACTAACGCGGCAAAGCTTTCACGATCTTATATTCTCTTCTATCGTTGTTTATTGGCGTTTTATAGATCTCACACTCATACTTTCCACCACGCTCTAACCGCTCATATTCAGCGGTTTCTATGGCTCTCTCTTCTTTGTCAAACACACCGACGTGGTAACTATGTTTTTCTCTATCGCCCCATCTGTATGCGTGTACAACGTATATTATGATGTTATTCATTAGTAGACACTCGCGTCTTTCATGCACTCTTCGTAACCTTCAGAGCGCCCCTCTTTTCGTTCGACGGCCATACATTTCTTGCAAGGTTCTACTTCGATATGAACACTGTCAGAGTCGCTCATTATCGTTTTTCCCAGGTCGTGCCCACATTGCCTACAAGACGCTTCAATATTTAGATCAACCGACGATAGTATTGTTATTTCTGACATTTTAAACTCCTTAAACGGCAGGTTTGATATCTTCAAAGGGCCCAACATTTTGTCGCATAATACGCAGTTGCCACTCATCAACCAGGATAGAGTTTGACTGCCAGCGCCCCCTGGTCTTAGCTGCAGGAAACCTCTCGTTTTTCACAGCATATTCGACTCTTACACGGGGATACCCCGTGTAATTACAAATTGCTTTCATGCCGAATAAAATCGTACCCGCCTTAATCATCCCTCACCCCGTTTATCCCTTTATCCCATTATCCCAATGTCGCCGAAATATTTGATACAACACAATCATCTCCATCCTCATACTCTTGGTCCTCATCAGGCTCAGGCCACCATCTCACACCGAGGATATCTTCGGCTACCAGCGCATTATAAAAGCAGTCTCCAAGATGATTTGGCAGGCTGCTTTCATGATCCCAAAAGCCGTTCTCGTTACGCACTTCCGCCACTAACTGCCCTATATGTGACTCTGGGATTTCTGAATGAAAGGCCAGTCCACCTGGGTCGTCACGGTTTGTCCTTAAAATTCCATCAGCCTTATCTTTATAAAACGTTGAATTCCCTCGAACTCTCCTCAGCGCCCCAGGGAACTTTTTTTTCTCAGAGCCGGGATAAAACTCGACCGGAGTCGTGTCATATGGCAGGGCCATGCTTCGCTCCCCCCGGGCGGGTATAATTATTCCGCCGGTGGTTACGCAAAAATCATAGACCTTACTCGCCCTGTGCCCCTGATAATCCTGCAGCGCCTGGCGCACCGGATAGTTGTTGTTATGGATATCGAGGTTTGGATTGGTGAGAACAACCTGTCGAATGTCTTCAAAATAATTAAGTTTACCGCAGCGGATCAGCCAGCGTTTAGGGTTACGGCCATACCCGACCGCGTGGATCCAGTACCAAAAATCATAGTCCTGGGTATCTATGCCGGCAACCAGGGCGGCGACCCCTTCACTGGGCACAATACCCTCGGCTCGGTAGTCTTTTAGATGCAGAAGCTCCTCAGATTTACGCAGCTTTTTCTTAATTCTCCAGGGTCCAGCCCGATGGCCGTTGTCAAAATCCTTTTGTGCCTTAATTCTTTCCCCCGGGTCAAGGTTTTGATCTTCGGAGCGCAGATGGTCATGCACAATTTCCGAAAGAGAAACCATATAAGACATCCAGGAGGGCATGATAAAACCTATTGTTGCTGGACGTTCCCGCAGTAAATAGCGGAACATCTCCTCACTCTTTTGCTCCGGATCCACCTCACCCTCTTTATCTACGATGCGTAAACGCCAGGTCTCTCTTCTAATTGCTTTGTTGCGGTCGTTATCGTCCCAGAGCACGCCACAGCTTTGACACATGTAGCGGCCCAGAGATTTTGATTTAATGAGCTTACGGTCGTAATCGTATTCCGCCCCAGACTCCTCATCGATTTCCATGGGCCACTTAAAAGTGTCGAGGGAAAAGTACATATAGATTTCCTCATGACAATGGGGGCAACGGACCCACTGGACAAAGACAGCCTCACACTCATTTTCAATCAAGACGGTGATGTTACCAGTCTCTGTGGTCGGAGTGGAGCTCATAAAAATCTTATGCCCGCGATAGGAGCGCACCCTCTTACGCAACAGCCCAATGGCAGAGGTCTCATCACCACTCACCCCATAAGCACGTTTATTGACTTCCTGCATATCTACGATTTTTAAAGGGCGATCTGCAGTCTGTGCAGTAGAGCCGACCCAGCCGGTCTCCCAATTTCCGCCAACCATTTTTACACAGTGAGAGGTGTAGGTGTTCCGGTCTTTCATCGTCTGTTTTCTCAGGACAGGACTTGCCTTTACGAGTGGGGCAATACGCTCCTCCATGGCCCTATCAGCTGTTTCTTTATCCGGATAAAATGAACAGGCTGGACCGCGGTCATAAATCCTGGTGAAGGCGATAATCGAATCGATACCGGTGGTTTTTGCGGTTTGTGGAGCAGCGCAGAGGATTACTTCTCTTACAAATGGGAGCACTGCAGCATCCATAATA